ACTTAATGGACAGCGAAGAATACAAAGATGTATTTCCAACTAGACTCCAGGAAGATAGTAAAGCTGCAGGACGTTGGCAGACTGCACAAGGTGGAGAATATTTTGCCGTTGGTGTTGAGGGTGCGGTTACAGGTCGTGGTGCAGATTTACTTATCATTGATGATCCCCATTCTGAGCAAGATGCCATGAATGCTAAATCTTTAGAGCGTGCTTACGAATGGTATACATCAGGACCAAGACAAAGACTTCAACCTGGTGGAATGATTGTACTGGTTATGACAAGATGGAATACAAAAGATTTAACGGGTAGATTACAAGCAGCACAAGCTGCAGACCCCAAAGCAGACCAATGGGAACTCGTAGAGTTTCCTGCAATTTTACCAAGCAACAAACCCGTGTGGCCAGAGTATTGGGAACTAGAACAATTATTAAATGTTAAAGCTTCTGTTGCACTTCCAAAATGGAATGCACAGTATATGCAGAATCCTACCTCAGAGGAAGGTGCTTTAATTAAAAGAGATTGGTGGAAGAAGTGGCCAGAGGACAAAGGCATTCCTAACTGTGAACATGTTATACAATCTTATGATACTGCATTTCTTAAAAAAGAAACTGCCGACTTTAGTGCCATTACCACTTGGGGTATATTTAGGGAGAACGAAGATTCTCCATATCAAATGATTTTATTAGATGCCGTTAAAGAAAGATTTGAATTTCCAGAACTTAGACGTGAAGCTTTAAAGCTATATAAATACTGGGAACCAGAAACTGTACTAATTGAAGCAAAAGCATCGGGAACACCTTTGACCCACGAACTTCGTAATATGGGAATTCCTGTAGTGAATTTTACTCCATCACGGGGTAACGATAAACACGCTAGAGTTAATGCATGTGCACCTCTATTTGAAAGCGGTCAAATATGGGCACCTACCCATTTACAATTTGCTCAAGAAGTTATAGAAGAGTGTGCATCGTTTCCTTTTGGAGATAATGATGATTTAGTAGATAGTACTACACAAGCCGTATTAAGATTCAGACAAGGAGGATTTTTGAACCACCCAGAAGATTACAAAGATTCTATTAAAGAGATAACAGTAAAAGAATATTATTAGTGAAAAACCCAACTCTCGTTAAAAACATGAAAGATGTTAAATGGAAAGAGATCCCCCCATTAAAGGGTCCTGATCCTAGAGGCTTGATTAAAGAACCAAAAGAAGATAAACAAGATAAACTGGAGAAAACAAATGGCAGACGTAGATAAATCTTTACCCAACGTACGACAAAATATTACTGTACCTTCTGAAGAAGAACAGATGGAAATTCAAGCTGAAACTCAGGAATCTATTCCCTCTTCAGAGAATACAGAAATAACTGAAAACGAAGATGGTTCTGTTGATATTAATTTTGAACCTGGTGCCGAGGCTCCAGAAGCAGGCGACCAGCATTACTCAAACTTAGCAGAACTTTTACCAGATTCTATTTTAGATCCTCTAGGTTCTGAATTGCATGGAAATTATTTAGATTACAAAGAGTCTCGTAGAGAGTGGGAAAGATCTTATACTAAAGGTTTAGATTTATTAGGATTTCAATTTGAACAACGTGCACAGCCTTTTCAAGGAGCAAGTGGTGCAACGCATCCAGTACTAGCAGAAGCTGTTACACAATTTCAAGCTCAAGCTTATAAAGAATTATTACCAGCTAATGGTCCAATAAGAACTCAGATACTAGGATTGTCCACTCCCGAAAAGGAGGATCAAGCAACTAGGGTCTCTAACTTCATGAACTATGAAATTATGAATGTTATGAAAGAGTACGAACCAGAATTTGATTCCATGTTATTTTATCTGCCACTAGCAGGTTCAACATTTAAAAAAGTTTACTATGATGATTTATTAGGAAGAGCCGTATCTAAATTTATCCCTGCGGATGATTTAATAGTTCCTTATTCAGCTACTTCATTAGAAGATGCAGAAGCTATTTGTCATGTATTAAAAATTTCAGAAAACGATTTGCGTAAACAACAAGTCGGAGGTTTTTATAGAGATATAGAACTTAATTCTCCATATGAAGAGGAGTCTGAACTTAAGAAAAAAGAGAGAGAACTAGAAGGTACTCAGATGAACGGGCAACAGAAAAACAATACAATGTATACATTGATTGAGTTTCACGTGAATTTAGATCTTGAAGGTTTTGAAGATAGAGGCGAGGATGGTATGCCAACAGGTATTAAACTTCCTTACATTGTAACAGTAGATAGTTCTTCTAGAAATGTTTTATCAGTTAGAAGAAACTTTAAAGTAGATGATCCAAAGAAAAATAAAACTCAATACTTTGTGCATTTTAAATTTTTGCCAGGTTTAGGTTTCTATGGTTTTGGATTGATCCATATGATTGGTGGTTTAACCAGAGCAGCAACATCTGCACTTAGACAGTTAATTGATGCAGGAACATTATCTAATTTACCTGCAGGATTTAAACAGAGAGGAATTCGTGTAAACAACGATGCCCAATCTATTCAACCGGGTGAGTTTAGAGATGTAGATGCTCCTGGTGGAAATATCAAAGATGCTTTCATGATGCTGCCTTACAAAGAACCCTCTCAAACATTATTACAGTTAATGGGGATTTGTGTTTCAGCAGGACAGAGATTCGCATCAATTGCTGACATGCAAGTTGGTGATGGGAACCAGCAGGCGGCTGTTGGTACAACTGTAGCTCTTTTAGAACGTGGTTCAAGAGTCATGTCAGCAATCCACAAAAGGCTGTATGCTTCTATGAAAAACGAATTTAGTTTACTAGCAGATGTGTTTGGAACTTACCTTCCACCATCTTATCCTTACGATGTAATCGGTGGACAAAATGAAGTTAAGCAAGCGGACTTTGATAGTAAGATAGATGTCTTACCTGTTGCAGATCCTAATATTTTTTCTTCAACTCAAAGAGTTTCTATTGCACAAACTGAATTACAACTTGCACAGTCTAATCCACAGATTCATAACTTGTATGAAGCGTATAGAGACATGTATGAAGCTATTGGTGTAAAAAATATTGACACTATTTTACCACCACCAGAACAACCGGCTCCAAAAAACCAAGCTTTAGAACATATTGATGCTTTAGCAGGAAAACCTTTCCAAGCTTTTACAGGTCAAGACCATCAAGCACACATTTCGGCGCATTTATCGTTTATGAGTAGCTCAATGGCGCAAAATAATCCTTTAGTTATGACTTCATTAGAGAAAAACATCTTTGAACACATAAATTTGATGGCTGATGAGCAAGTTCAACTAGAATTTAAAGATAAAATTGCACAAGTACAACAAATACAACAACAAATGCAACAAGATCCACAAATGCAGATGCAAATGCAGTCAAATCCACAAATGCAACAACAAATGCAGGCGCAACAACAACAATTACAGATTGAAATTGAATCTCGTAAGGCTGTATTGATTGCAGAGATGACAGAAGACTTCGTTAAAGAGCAAAAAGAAGCTATGGGTGATTTTGGTAATGATCCATTGGTTAAACTAAGAGCTAGAGAACTAGATCTTAAAGCACAAGAGAATATGAGAAAACAAAAAGAAGATGACAACAGATTAAACTTAGATAAGATGAAAGCTTTGATGAATCAGAATCTTCAAGAAGATAAAATGGAACAACAAGAAGATCTTGCCGTATTAAGAGCTTCTACTTCCATTGAAAAACAAAAAATGTCTAGTAAGTCTAAAATGCAGAACGACAGAATGAAACAACGAGATGTAAGAATCTTAAAAGAACCTAGGAGTTAATTATGGCAAGACCAGGACTATATGCAAACATCAACGCTAAGAAAAAAGCGGGAACGTCAAAATCAAAAAGTAAAAGTACTATAACACCTAAAGCTTATGCTAATATGAAAGCAGGGTTTCCAAACAGTAAAAAGAATAAGGCCAAAGCGTAATGGCTACGGCAGCATGGACTAGAAAAGAAGGTAAGTCACCTTCTGGTGGATTAAACGCTAAAGGTCGTGCTTCCTACAATAAGTCTACAGGTGGTAATTTAAAAGCACCACAACCAGAAGGTGGGTCTAGAAAAAAATCTTTTTGTGCTAGAATGAAAGGTATGAAGAAAAAATTAACTTCAGCCAAAACAGCTAATGATCCAAATTCAAGAATAAATAAATCTCTACGAAAGTGGAAGTGCTAATGCCATTTAAATCTGATAAACAAAGAAGATACATGTTTGCTAACGAACCAGAAATAGCAAAAAAATTTTCTGAGGAATATAATATGGGTGGTGTTGCTTCTATGTTTAGAAAAAGACTAGGAGATGGAGATCTGTCTCCAGATCAAATAGCACAAATTGAATCTTATGCTGCAACTGGATTAGATGCATCTACAATCTCAAGTTTAGTTGGTGTAAGTGAAGATCAAGTTAATAATGTTTTAATTGATGGTGATACAAGTGAAATGATGCCTGTTGAAGGTGAAGAGTTTGTTGAGACAGCTGAAGTTACAGAAGAAGATCCAATGATGAATCTATTTGCTCAAAACATTCCTGAAAATAATAGTCAACCTATAACAACTTTATTTAACACAGCAGAAAATTCAGTTAATGCAAATATGACTGGTGAACCTGTGGGTATCATGGCGGCTAGAGGTGGAAGAATACCTCAACTAGTTAGAACTAATCCAGATGGTTCAAGACCAGGATATGCTGGACCCAATGAATCTAATGATGGTCAAGGCGTAGGT